GAAATGTTCAAGCTAAAAGAACTTTAGCTAGGTATATTCATAAAATCGTTCAATAAAGGAAACTATAATGCCAGCCATTACTATTCAACAAGCATATGCAATTCATTATCAAGGTTATATTGATCTTACTAATCCTACTTTAACTGGTAAACTTACTTGTAGTACGGGTCTTACTGCAACAAATAAATCAAGACTTGCACAACTATTAGATAATAATCAAAAAGACTTAGGCACTATTGCTGTAACAAATAAAACCGGTACAACTACTACATTAATTGCAGCAGCCAATACCCCTAGCAATACCACTTATACTTTAGTTACTACCTCAACAAATATAAATGGTGGTTTGTTGGATTACCTTGAAGGCGGTCAAATTGATTCTACGTCAGGTACTCTTTCAACCGTTGAAGCCAATATCCATAAAACAGGTAAAGTAATTTTTAACAAGATAAAGAAATGAGGTTGCAATGAGTAGAATGCCAATGATGGGTATAGGTATGGGAATGCCAACTGGTATGGGTCCTGGTATGGTTGAGTCTCAAATGGGCATGGGGATGCCTATGGTTCCACAAGAAGAACAAACCCCAATGCCAAAGAAGAAGAAACCAACTAAGAAAAAATCCAGTAAGAAAGTAAAGAAGAAATGAAAAAGAAATATGATATGAACTATGTCAAGGAACGTACTGGTCCAAAGCCAGATTCTAAAAAACCAATAACAAAGAAAAAAACTAAGACTCGGTAATCCGAACAATCTTAAAGGAGAGTTAAATGTTAGATACAAACAATGCTGAACAATCTCAACCTGTCGAGACTCAGCCAATTATTGCTACACCAATCCAATCAGAAGATCCACAAACCAGCCATGAACGTGCTATGTTTATGAAGTATGTTCAAGATCAGGGACAAAAGATCCCCAGTAATTTTAAATCTGCTGATGATTGGTTTAACAGTTTAATCGAAGCCCGTAAGGGATTCACTCAAGCCAGACAGGAAATAGCTTCTCTAAAGAAGCAGTATAATCAAAATGGGGTGACTAATCCTAACTATGTGGGGGACTCACCTCAAGCTCAGGTTCAACCAGAACCAGTCGAGGATCTTTCTGGCGTTCCAGAAGATCTAAAGATTACACCACCACCTACTCCTCAGCCTGGATCTACGGCTCGGGTTAGTGCAGAAGATTGGCTTCGTTGGGGCAAAGAAATTGACTCAACGGGTGCCGTAAGTGCAGCTACTCGTAAAGAAATTCAGGCTAAGATGGGTGCTGATGAAGTAATCATTGAGCAAATGATTAAGGGTCGTAAAGCATTAGCAAAGCAATCTTGGGAAGATGCTTCAGTTGTCGTGGGCGGAAGTGACAACCTTAAGCGTCTATTCAAGTGGGCTCAAGAGTCCAAGCCAGCTGATGAGATTGCAGCCATTAATCGCTCTCTTCAAACAAACGCCTATAAGAATGTCCTCCTAGGTCTTAAGGCTGAATATGAGCAAACACAACCACAGGCAAAGCCCAAGGCTCAGGAACCCCAGGCTATGCAGAATCGGGTTAATCCCACTCAAGTTCCACAATCTGTACAGGTGTTTAAAAATCTTGCTGAACAACAAGCTGCCCTACGCGATCCAAGATTTCGTGTAGATTCAAAATATAGACAGGCAGTAGAAGCAATGGTTGTTAATACATCTAAGTATGGTTTTAGAAATCGTTAACTCTGTATAATCCTGTAAGGAAATTTTATTTATATTTCTTACTAGGACACGGACTAATTAATAATTTCTCCTTCGTTAATATTTATTTAATTTAAAAGAGAGTTTCTATATAAGGAGAAACAAATATGCCAGGTGATCCATTAACATCAATTTTCCCTATTGATTCGGGTGTAGGTGTTGTACCAACAGGTGGTGCATTAGACGGTGCTTTAGCTAACTGGCCAAGGGGTGGTCAAGTTGCTGGTAATACAAGTATTCCAGCTGTTTCTGGTACTGCGAATCCAGATTATTGGCTTCCTATTTGGTCAGGTGAAGTAATTAATGCCTATGACCAATACAATATTTTTGAACCAATGGTTGTTACTGAGACTATTGAATCAGGTACAACCAAGCGTTTCCCAATTACTGGTGTCGTTGGACACAAGGGTATTTGGGAAGCTGGTGAAGAACTAGTTGGAGATTCAGGTATTTCTACTCCAGGTTGGTTCGATATCTCACTCGATCAACGCCCAATGGCTGCATTCTTTGAGCTTGACGATATCCACCTTATGCTTACCCAATGGGATTATCGTGCTGAATTAGCACGTCAGGCTGGTCTTGCTCTTGCTAATGTTCGTGATAAGCAGATTGCTTGCATGATTGCTCAAGGTGCATTCCTTCCAAATCGTAATCCATTTGGTACTGGTCTTGCTGGTATGAATAATGACAGCTACACTGGTGGTTTTAAGTTTAGTGGTAATGCAGTATTTAATAATCTCGGTAATCGTGGTACTGGTGTAAACGATACACAACGAACCGATGCTGCTCTTGCACTTCTTCAACACCTTGAATATTACATGGTAAATCTCCAAGAACAAGATGTTCCAGCTGGTGAAGTTTATTGCGCTGTAACTCCAGCTGCTTTCCACGATATCCGTGCTCTTGGTATTGCTCGTGATAATACTGGTCTTCTTGGTGGTGCTGGCCGTCCATTCTTCGGTGGTGTATCTGAAGCTGGTGGTTTAGGTGCTGGTCTTAATCAGGGTATGTTTGGTCTTGGTGATGTTCTTGAATACATGGGTGTCAAGATCATCAAGAGCAACCACCTTGCTCAACTTGATGGTACTGTTGTTAAATCTAAAGGTAACTCAAGTACTACTGTTAACCGTGTAGTCAGTGCATCAACTGGTTTAGTAACTACTCCAGGTTATATTTGGGATCTTGGCGATGCTAAGTATGATTTTAACTGGCTTGGTAGTGTTGCAGCTGGTGCTGAATACAGTCTTACTAATCCACAAGGCCCAACCGTAACTAATAACGTTCCATCTTCTGCTGTTGCAGCTGGTTCTGGTACTATTAGACCAATTAAAGCTTTGATTTGGCAACGTAATGCTGTTTGCTCGTTACGCTTACAAGGTATGAAGGTTGAAACAGTTAAGGATGTCCGTCGTGGTACATACTTTACTGTTAGTTCAATTATGGGTGGCGCTGGTGTTCTTCGTCCAGAACTTTGCGCTGCAATCCAAGGTTCGTATGACATCTAATAATTA